AAATTGTTCAAGGTCTGTTAACAGATAACCTTTATCCCACAGTTGTTATGAATGGTACTGTTTTCACACCACCTGGTTTTCAACCTTCTGGTAAATATGCTACTGCAGAAGATAACTCCCTTAGGGGAATTATTCTTTTGTATTATGCTTTTGCCATTATGTGTACACCTCTAGGTGCTGACAATGCTATGAATCAAACAACAAAATTTAAGATAAGAGATTTTACGAAACTTTTATTACCTATAACCTACGGAGACGACATGTTATGTGGTGTTAAGGAAGAATTGTCTTCTTATTTCAATAATATATCTTACGGTAAATTTGTAGAAGAAATTTATTACATGACGTTTACGACGTCAGATAAAAAACAACATTCATCTAGATTTATTGATATATCTCAAATTTCTTTTTTAAAAAGAAGTTTTAGATATCATCCTGAATTGAAAAGAATTGTTGCTCCTCTCGATAAAGATTCACTAATGAAGAGTCTATGTTACTATTTACCATCCAAAGAAATTACACCTGAGGAACAATTAGTTCAAACTTGTAATTCTGTTATGAGAGAATTATTGTTTCATTGTGATAATAAAGTCGAGTATGAAGACTATAGAGAAAAATTTATACGAACACTCACTGAATTTACTAGGTTCGGTGATGAAGATATTCGTCCCATGTTCCCAACATGGATCGAATTAATTCATAAACATACTAGTAATTAGTTTTATTATCTTTTACTTATAAAAGATAAAACTTGTCGCCAAATTTACTGAACATTTAATCACTTTATCAAACCATAAGATGAATGTTTTCAGGAAACGACATTATAAAAGGAGGTCTATTTAGATCTATTATGACACAATTAGTGCCTTATCGTGGCGTACCCACTTTTAAAAACAAATGTGTTGGTTTGCGTTCGTAATCACCTAATTCAGTGATTACAAGAATGTAATATGAATTGCTAAACAACCAATTAACAATAACCCAAAGAAGTGTGAGTACCATATGGCCTCATACTGCTGTAAACATCCAGTAATACCCTTTCAACAGAAGTAACATACAGCTGCTTCTCTTGATTTTGATAATGCACTTGAAAAGTTATCTAAAACCACAGATAATTTACATACCATTACTAAAATCATTGAACGAACTTATGCAACTTCAGAGTCTGAAACTATACCACCACCTATTGATCCTTCTCTTAGTCCAAATTTTCAATTGACTTATAATGAATTGAAAACTAGGAATGATTTAAGGACTGGTCCATTAACATGTGATTTATATCAAGAAGATAGATTATTTTTCTCTCGTCAATTAAATCAACCCACCAAAGAATCAATATCTTTTAATCGACACTACAAGAAAACTTATGTATTAGCTGAATCTTTAAATCTTGAAAATTTTGAAGATACCAATAGTGCACAAGTTATGGGTTCCGATACTTCTAAAACTTTAGCTTCAGCTCTTGACGACAAGATCTATTTAGATGATTTTTTCAAAAGACCTGTCATTATTGACGTTAGAGGTTTAAACTTAAATACAAATATCGATTTTGTTTTAGATCCATGGGCTTTATGGTCTGATTTACCTTCTGTTAGAAATAAATTAGCTCATTTTGCTTATTTTCGAGGTAATCTCAAATTAAGATTCAATCTTTCTACTTCTAAATTTCATTATGGCTCTTTGATGGCTAGTTATCAACCATTATCAGCTAATAATCGTAATTATTTAGTTATGAGAGGATTGTCTCCCATAACTGATCAAAAACGATTATTTCGTTCTAATTATCTTAGTCAAAGCCCTGATTTGTGTTACATAAACGCAGGTCAAGATGATGATGTTCAATTGGATCTTCCATATGTTCATCCTCAACAAAGTCTACGTTTATTCAACGCATTTGGTGCTAGTATTTTAGATAATATATCGTCTTATGAAGATTTCTTAGATTTAGGACAATTATTTGTC